TGCAGAGCAATAGAGCGCTGATAGACCAAGTAAGGGAGTTGTTGGCCAGCCTTGGTGTAAAAAATTCTGTGTCAGAGAGCGAAGCAAAAATAGGCGAGAAGTCCTATGGCCCCACTTGGAGGATTAGTTTTTACGCCAGAGATGTAGCTCACTTGCCTAGAAAAGAAGAACGCGCAGGGCGCGCAAAAGGGGACCACTTTGGACGATACATTAAAATAGAAAAGCTGGCAGAGTCAGGCGATACCCAGTGCATTAAAGTAGATAGAGAAGATGGGCTGTTTATGGCTGGAGAAGGCCACATCATTACCCACAACACCAAGAGTGAATTTACCTCTTATCTTTTTCCCGCATGGTACATGGGTAAATATCCTGATAGAAAGGCGATACAAGTGTCTAATACAGGAGAGTTGGCCGAGGGGTTTGGTAGAAAAGTCCGTAACTTAATGGAGGCAGATGCGTATAAAGAGATTTTTCCGGATGTAACGGTGAGAGCCGATAGCCGCGCTGCTGGTAGATGGAACACTAATTATAACGGTGATTATTTTGCTTGTGGCGTTGGTGCGGCGTTGGCAGGAAGAGGCGCGTCCAATGCGCTGCTGGACGACGTTCACACATAAACAGAAGCTCTACAGGCACAGTTTAACACCGGCATCTACGACAAAGTAACAGAATGGTATACCACAGGTATTCGGCAGCGTCTTCAACCGGGGGGGGCTATTATCATCTGCATGACTCGCTGGAGTAAGCGAGACTTAATCGGCCAAATCCTTGAAAAAATGGGGAAAGACAAGGTAGATAAATGGGAGTATATAGAGTTCCCCGCCATCCTTCCGTCTGGGCAACCCCTCTGGCCGAGCTTCTGGAGCATAGAAGAACTAGAGGCAATCCGTGCAGAACTCCCTCCCGCTAAATGGAATGCACAATACTTACAAAACCCTACGTCAGACGAGAGTGCCATAATAAAACGTGCGGACTGGCAGATATGGACAAAGGACAAACCACCGCCGATGGAATATCTCATTATGGCGATGGACACTGCATTTGAAGCGAAGAAGAGCGCCGACTATAGCGCAGCCGTTATCTTTGGGGTGTGGACAAACGATGAAGATGGTGGACAGCCTAACCTCATGCTGTTGGAGGCTTGGAGAGATAAGCTAGAGTTCCCGGAGCTAAAGCAGAAGGCGAAGGAGTTGTACAAGGAGTGGGAGCCTGACAGCGTGATTATCGAAAAGAAGGCATCCGGGGCTCCGCTGATATATGAGTTGAGAAGGATGGGCATCCCCGTGCAGGAGTTCACACCAAGTCGAGGGAATGATAAGATAACGAGACTGAACGCGATTGCAGACATTTTCGCTTCAGGTAAGGTCTGGGCTCCAGATAGGCGATGGGCAGATGAGTTGATAGAAGAAGTAGCGAGTTTTCCTGCGGGGCGTTACGATGATTTTGTAGACTGTACCAGCCTTGCCCTTGCAAGGTATCGTGCGGGTGGTTTTATTGGAACGCGGAATGACCAGAGCGATGAGGAGTATAATGACGGTTTTTATCGACGTAGAGCGATGAGCAAGCCTTATTACTAAGGAGGAGAGAGTATGGTAGCGGGTATAGTGGAAGCGATAGCGGGGCAGGTAGAAAGAGCGCTTAAACAACAAGAGGAAGAGAAAATGATACATGCAGAAATACCGAGAATATACGCAGAATTAGAGAACGAAATGGTGAAGAAGACTGAGGAAAAGCTAAAACCAACTAAAGCAAACGACAGGCAGGTTGGCGAAACGCAACACTATAAAAAGCTATCAATCCAACCGTGGGACGCTATGGAGGAGTGGCTTAGTCCCGATGAGTTTAGGGGCTATCTTATCGGTAACAGTTTGAAATATCTGGCAAGAGCAGGCAAAAAAGGGTCCTATAGGGAAGATATCCAAAAAGCTCACCATTATCTTGAGAAGCTCCTAGAAGTGCTATAATACGCAAACACCAAAACTGGGCACACATTTTATAGGACACACCACATGGCAATCGAAAGAATACCGCAACCCGGTCTGTTAGGCGCATATCTTGAGAAGCAGGGGGAGATAAATAACCCGCTGCAGCAGGACGACCAAGACGAGCCTATTGAGATTGTCATTGGCCCTGAAGACGGAGAAACACTGTTTGAGATCGAGGTGACTGAGGAGGAAGCGCCTAGCTTTGAAGCGAATCTTGCTGAGTTTATTGATGAGAGTGAGCTTGAGGCCATATCCAGTGATTTGCTGGACGACTTCGACAACGACAAGAATGCGCGTAAGGAGTGGGAGCAGACCTATATTGACGGGTTAGACCTGCTGGGTCTGAAAATTGAGCAGCGTTCCGAACCTTGGGAAAACGCCTGTGGTGTATATCATCCCATGCTGACGGAAGCAGCGATCAAGTTCCAGTCGGAGATGATTTCGGAGACTTTCCCGGCACAAGGCCCTGTCAAAGCGCGGTTGATCGGCAAAACGGACAGAGAGACAGAAGAAGCCGCAGCACGAGTGGTAGCCGATATGAACTACCAACTCACGGAGAAAATGCCTGAGTTTCGTACCGAGCATGAGAAGATGCTGTGGAGCCTTGCGCTGGCAGGCGCTGCCTTTAAGAAGGTGTATTTCGACCCCACACTCAACCGCCAGACCTCAGTCTTTGTACCCGCAGAGGACATCTATATTCCTTATGGAGCGTCCAGCGTTGCTACATCGGAGAGGATTACGCACTCCATGCGTAAGACCAAGAATGAGATCAAGAAGCTACAGTATGCTGGGTTCTACAGAGACGTGGACTTGGGTGAGCCGACCAAGCAGATTGATGAGATACAGAAGCGAAAGGACGACGACTCTGGGTTTTCTTCCTCTTACGATGATCGGTTCAACATTCTTGAGATGCAGGTCGAGCTCGACTTGCCGGGGTTTGAGGATACCGATGAAGAAGGGGAGCCTACGGGCATTGCCCTGCCCTACGTTATAACGCTCGAAAAGTCCTCTGGCACCGTGTTGGCTATCAGAAGGAACTGGGACGAGTATGACGACTTCAAAAACCCAAGACAGCACATCGTACAGTACAACTACATCACTGGGTTCGGTGCTTACGGTTACGGTCTGATTCATCTTATCGGTGGCTTTGCTAAGTCAGCTACCAGCATCGTAAGACAGCTTGTAGATGCAGGCACGTTGTCCAATCTTCCCGGTGGGTTGAAGACCAAAGGCATGCGCATAAAAGGAGATGACACTCCTATCATGCCGGGAGAGTGGAGAGATGTAGACGTAGCGAGTGGCACCGTCAGAGACAATATCATGCCGCTCCCCTATAAGGAGCCCAGTGCGACGTTGTTCCAACTTCTGCAAAATGTCGTCGATGAAGGACGCAGGCTGGCGGCGGTAGCCGATGTAAAGTTTGACTCCATGAATGGTGAGGCCCCTGTGGGCACCACGTTAGCAATTCTTGAGCGCACCATGAAGGTCATGAGTGCTGTACAGGCGCGGGTCCATGCGTCCATGTCTCAGGAGTTCAAACTTATCGCGGCCCTCATACGCGACTACACTGCACCTGACTACAGCTACGTCCCAGACAATAAATCCGAGCCCAGTGCGAAAAAGTCAGACTACGAGCAGACGGACATTATTCCCGTCAGTGATCCAAATGCTACAACGATGGCACAGAGGATTTTGCAGTATCAGGCAGCGATTCAGTTGGCGCAGCAGGCTCCGCAAATTTATAACCTTTCAATGCTGCATCGACAGATGCTTGAGGTCATGGGTGTCAAGGATGCCGATAAGATTGTAGAAACGGAAGAAGACCTCTTACCGACAGACCCGGTTACAGAGAATATGGACGTTCTCAACATGAAACCTGTAAAGGCATTCTACGAACAAGACCATGAAGCCCATATTCAGGTCCACCAAGCCTTTATGCAAGACCCCAATGTAGCGCAGATTATGGGGCAGAACCAGAACGCTCAAGCTATTATGCAGGCAGCACAGGCACACTTGGCGCAGCATCTTGGGTTTGCCTATAGAAAGAGAATTGAAGCCCAGTTGGGTGTTCCTCTGCCTCCTCCTGACCAAAAGATGTCGCCAGAAATGGAAGCCCACGTCTCTGGGTTGTTGGCGCAAGCGGCTCTTCAGGTACAGCAGCAGTCTCAGATTGAAGTGCAGGCGCAACAGGCGCAACAGGCTGCCGAAGACCCGATTGTACAGCGGCAAATGATGGAAATGCAGCTAAAACAGCAAGAATTGCAGGCCAAAGAACAGATCGAAATGGCTAAAATTCAGGCGCAAAAAGAGATTGCAGAACTTGATAATCAGACGAAAATCCAGATTCAACAGCAAAAAGACGGTGCTGAAGGCGTAAA